AAAGGAGCTCGCAAAGGCACTGCTGAAGATGATGAAAGGAGGAAGGAATGAAGCTCACTGTAACGATTGATGAAGCGGACTTTATCAGGGACCTGATAGAAAGAGCCGCGAACACCAACCACATGCGGGGCATAAAGGAGGCCACACAAGGTTCAAAGGGGATGTCAGAATTTTACTTCCAGCTGACGGAACTGTGCGACGACCTGGCATGGAGGATCAAGCGTGAGATCTACAGCGCGAAAGAGAAAGGAGACAGTGATGGACAGAGCTTATGATCCGGATCTCCCGGAGATGTGCTACACGGTGTAAGAATCCACCGGCAGGGTGATCCTCATCACGAGAGGGGAGGAAGGCTACAAGGACACGCACTTCGAGTTCAGATCCAGAGAGAACTCCCGCGCACTGGCGGATCTGTACAACCAAAAGCTGGGCGTAACGAAAGCCCAGGAAAGAGCGATGAGCTTCGGCAGCGTCTTCGGGTTTGACCAGCTGGGCGCGAGCCCGAAGGTCTGGGAAAGAAAGGAGGAGAAATGACGCTGAAACAGATGAGGCTGAGAAAACTGCTGACTCAGGCAGAGGCGGCCAAGCTGATAGGATGCGGCACAAGTTTGTACTGCCAGTGGGAGACAGGGAGCCGCACACCGTCGATCGCCAGCCTGAAAAGGATCAAAGAAGCTTTCGGCTGCACGGCCGAAGAGATCGCCTTTTGCGAAACATGGAACTAAGGAAGGAGGGGAAATGAATATCTACGAACAATGCGTCTGGGTGTTCTGGATCTGCGGAGGTCTCGGCAGCGCACTTGTCGGACTGATCGTTGAGGCAATAAAAATGGCCCCGAAGGGCCGGTTGAGAAAGAAATAAGAGATTACAACGAGATTATACACGAGAAAGGAAAAAAATGCAAGAGATTACACCGAATGAAGAAACCCAGCTTATAGAGCTGAAGCAGCTGCCTGTCATCCAGGAGCAGCTGGAAGCCGTAAAGGCAGAGATCGAGAAGAGGACGAGCTTCGCGAAGAGCCAGCTCGTCACGGAAGAGACCAGGGCAAGCGTCAAGGCTCTGCGCAGCCAGCTCAACAAAGAATTTGCCGCCCTGGATGAGAAGCGCAAGACCATCAAGGCTCAGATCCTCAAGCCTTACGAGGACTTCGAAGCGGTCTTTAAGGACTGCGTGACGATCCCTTACAAGGACGCGGACAACACGCTCAGAGAGAAGATCACCGAGGTCGAGGACGGGCTGAAAGCAAAGAAGACCGAAGAGGTCAAAGCCTATTACGACGAATACGCCGAGACAAAGGGCGTGGCCGACATCATCCCCTGGGAGAGAAGCGACATCAAGGTCAACCTGACCGACACAGCCAAGAAGCTCAAGGAGACCGCAAAGGGGCTCATCGACAGAGTGGCAGCAGAGGTCGCAGCGATCAGGATGATGGAAGACGCGGATGAGATCATGTTCGAGTATTCCAGGACCCTCACGATGGCATCCGCAGTAGAGACCGTGACCCGCAGGAAGAAGGAGATCGAAGCGCGCAAGGCCATGCAGGCCGAGCTGGAACAGAGAGCTGCCGAGATGAAGGCTGCGGAAGCAAAGGTCGACGAGGCGATCTCAATAGCCCCGCCGACGACCGGAGCTCCGGATCCGGAAGTAGAACCGGAGGAACCCATCTATACCACTAAATTCACTGTAAGAGGAACGGTTGCCCAGCTGAAGGCCCTGAAAGCCTTCCTGGAGAACGGAGGTTATGACTATGAATAAAGCCTTACAGACACAGAAGCCGCAGAAGATGACCTTTTCCATGGTGATCAACTCGGCCAACTATCAGAAACTCATTGCCAATTCGATACACAACGACAAAGACAGACAGAACTTCGTGACGCAGATCGTCTCTGCGGTCGCGAATAACCCGCAGCTGTCCGAGTGCACGCCCGGATCCATTCTTGCCGGTGCTCTCCTGGGCTTCGGACTGAGACTCAGCCCGTCGCCGCAGCTCGGTCAGTATTACCTGGTGCCCTTCAACGACCGCAAGGCCGGGGACAAGAAAGCTCAATTTATCCTGGGCTATAAAGGATACCTGCAGCTGGCCATACGCAGCGGCCAGTATCGCGATATAGACGCGATGGAAGTCCGCGAAGGGGAATACCTCGGACGTGACAAGCACACCGGACAGCCCATCATCGAATTTATCGAGGACGACGACATCAGGGAGCAGACTCCGGTCATCGGCTATATGGCCTATTTCGAATATCTCAACGGCTTTGCGAAGACCCTTTACTGGAGCAAGGCCAAGATGATGAGCCATGCGGACAAATATTCCTCTGCGTTCAGCGCTGCGGCTTACCAGAAGCTCCAGGAAGGCAAGATTGCCAAGGAGGATATGTATAAATATTCCTCTTACTGGTACAGCTCATTTGACGACATGGCCAAGAAGACACTGCTGCGTCAGCTGATCTCCAAGTGGGGGATCATGTCGATCGAGATGCAGCAGGCACTTGAAACTGACACCACCACTCCCGCTTTTGACGACAGCGGGGACATCATAACGACCTCAGCCGAACCGCTGACAGCGGAAGAAATCCTCCCTTCCGACGCACCGCAGGACGTGGTGGAGCAGATAGACCTGACGGATGAACCTTTCCCGGCACAGGGAGAGGTCAGCCTGGCTGATCTGTGATGGAGATCAACATCATCTCCACCGGGAGCAAGGGAAACGCCGTGATCATTAACGGTAGGATCATGATCGACTGCGGCGTTTCCTGGAAGCTCCTCGCCCCATTCGTCGGGCCTTTGAAGCTGGTGCTGCTCACACACATCCACAGCGACCATTTAAAGAAGACCACGATAAAGCGGCTGGTAAAGGAAAGACCGGGGCTGAGGTATGGCTGCCTATCCTACCTCGCCCCCGCGCTGGTAGACTACGGAGTGCCCAAAGGACAGATTGACGTGCTCACGGACAGAGCGATAAATTCCTACGGCATTGCAAACGTCATCCCCTTTGAATTGACCCACAATGTGCCTAACTGCGGCTACAAGATCGAGATGGACGGGGAGAAGCTCATCTACGCCACAGACACCAACAATTTAAACGGCATCACCGCCCGGAATTACGATTACTACCTGATCGAAGCCAATTACGAGGACGCGGAGATCCAGGAGAGGATCCAGCAGAAGGAGGAAGCAGGAAAGTACGTCTACGAAAAGAGCGTGATCAGAAATCACCTGTCCAAAGCAAAGGCGGACGCCTGGCTCGCGGAAAACGCCGGACCCAATTCCAAATTCCTCTATATGCACAAGCACGAGGAGGCCCACTCATGAGGACAGAGGGAAAGATCGTTTCCTGGGACGGCAAGAAGCTGGTGATCATCCCCTCGGCAGAGGATGCTGAAAGGATCTCCGAGGAGATCAGGGAAAAGAAGATCCGCGAGTGCCAGCTCTATTTAGACGACGGCCGCGGCATTTCCCTCAGTCAAAGAAGGAAGATCTTCGCACTGGTGGAAGACATCGCCGAATATTCGGGTGACTACCCGGAATATGTCCGGCACTTCCTGACCTGGCAATTCTGCAAAGCGACGCAGCGGGACGCCTTCAGCCTGTCAAATACGGACATGACGACAGCCCGGCTGCTGATAAGCTTCCTGATCGAATTTTGCTTCCGATACTCCGTACCCACTAAAGACACGCTGCTGCACCAGACGGACGACGTCAATAAATATCTCTGGCAGTGCATCTACTACCGAAAATGCGCGGTCTGTAACGCCCCTGCGGAGATCCACCACGTCGACCGGGTAGGGATGGGACGGAACCGCAAGGAGATCATCCACGAAGGAATGAGCGCCATAGCACTGTGCCACACGCACCACACAGAGGCGCACAGCGGCGAGAAGGACTTCTTCGATAAATATCACATCCACGGAATAAAGCTTGACCACAGGCTCTGTGAGCGCCTTAGGCTGAAAGGAGAAAAGATTGAATAAAACTGTTTTGATAGGGAGGCTTACCAAGGATCCGGAGGTAAGGACAACATCCTCCGGAACAAAGACCGCGTCATTCACACTGGCGGTCGATCGGAATTTCAAAAATTCGGACGGGGAGAGGGAAGCGGATTTTATCCCCATCGTGACATGGAGAGGCGCGGCAGATCTGACCGAAAAGTATCTCACAAAGGGTAAACAGGTCGCGGTCTCCGGAAGGATCCAGACGAGGAGCTACGAAGACAAGGACGGCAATCGCCGCTTCGTGACCGAGGTCGTAGCGGACGAGCTGCAGTTCCTTTCGTCGGCCAGCAGCCAGGCAAGTAAAACCGATGCTGCGCAGAAGGAATCGAAGGAAGAAGCCAGCGTACAGGGACAGTTCACCGTCCCGCTGGACGGCTTCGAAGAGATCGATGCAAGCATGCCCTTTTAGGAGGAAAAGATGATAGTAACTTACGATAACCGGGCGGAATCCAACGAAAGCGTCCCCAGGCAGCTGCGGTGCGCGCAGATCCTCGAAGTTCTGGGTGACAGGGAAATGACAGCCAGGGAAATCGCCCTGGATATGTGGACCCGGGGCATGATCCCCACGAGCGAGCGGAATTTCACCGCACCGAGGTTGACAGAGATGAGCAACGACGGACGAGTGGAGCCCTGCGGCTACAAGATGGACGAATGGACCCACAAGAACGTGACTCTCTACAGAAGAAGAGAAACTGACCAAGCGAACGGATAAAGATTAGATGAGGCGAAGCGCAGGAGGACACCGAACCTCCTGTGCCTCATCAGAAAGGAACAAGGAATGTCGATTAGTTATTTCTGTGCATACCACAGCCTTTTAGAGACGATTGACCCTCTGAGTGATGCTGAGCGCGGGAGACTTTTCACGGCCTGCCTACAATACAGCAGGACGGGCGAGGTGCCGGAGCTCAGCGGGAACGAAAGATACATCTTTCCGGGAATAAAAGGCCAAATTGACAGAGATAAAGCTAAATACGATGACCGAAGACAGAAAGCTTCGGAAAGTGCCAATGCGAGATGGCGTCGTGATGAATGCGAACGCATGCGAACGGATGCGAACGCATGCGAACGCATACAAACGCATGCTATTGAAAAGGAAAAGGAAAAGGAAATTATTAAAGAGAAAGAACTACCTAACGGTAGTTCCAAAGAGAAAAAGCCATCGATCGACGACGATTTTGCTCAAATCTGGAAAGAGTACCCCAAAAAGCAGGGCAGAGACCGGGCACTCAAGGCTTATGTCAAAGCCAGGAAGGAAGGCGTCACTGATGAGACCATTCTTGAGGGCATCAAAGCTTATAAGAATTATATAGCAGTGACGCATACTGAAGACCAATACGTGAAGCAGGGCGGCACGTGGTTTTATCAGCAATGCTGGGAGGATGATTACACGACAACCGGGAATGCTTCCGGCAAGACCAGGCTTCAGGACCGCCACAATTACGATTACGCAAAGATCGAGGAGGAGCTGTTCGGTGCAGGTTAAGTACGAATATTGCCCCAAGTGCGGGACGATCTCGACGGTCATCTGGATCCACAAGCAGGGAGAGTCGGTAGGCTTCCCGAAAGAGTGCAAATGCGAAGCAGAGGCCTCCGGCCATGAGTATGTGACCGATGAGGAATTGATGACCGGAATAGAGACGACCCTGAAGGAGAGAAAATAGATGCCCTGGGTAGTATTGAAAACAAAGCTCAGACACTGGGCGCAGCTGCTCTCCAAGGAAGGCGAGAATACCAAGCAGCGGGTCAGGGAAGAGATCTTCGACGTGATCAATAACATCGACGAGCTCGAAGCGAAAGAAGAGAGAGAAAAGAAAAGCGAGGTGGGCTGGTTTTAATGGAGCTCAAATGGATCCCGGTCAGCGAAAGGCTGCCGGATAGCGACGACATGATGCTGGTCACAGCGCAGCCGAAGAAAGGTGCGGCGAATGTTAACCGGGCATACTACGCGGATGGATCCTGGCACGGATCCGGAAGCATGGCGGGCGTTACAGCCTGGATGCCGATGCCGAAGCCTTACGGCGGACCGACCTGGGAGATCATCGAGAAGCTTCCCGGCGGGTGCAGCCTTATCAGGTGCCCCGTCTGCGGAGAAAAGATCCGGGTGACTTCGGTCGCTGACTGGAAGTATTGCCGGAGCTGCGGGACAAGGCTGGAGGAAGCATGAGCGCGATAAAGTGCAGAGACTGCCTGAGCTATCATGCCAGATCACAGAGAGGCGGATATTGCGCTTACTGGAAAGCGGCAGCGAAAGAGGATCAGGGATGCAAGGAAGGAAAGGAGAAGCCGAATGGAATCAAAGTGGATCCCTATCAATGAGAGATTACCGGAGAAGCCTGGCAAATATCTGGTCACTGTCACGAATGGGAATGTTTATGCCGGGACATTCGATGCTTATTCGGGCAAATTTCAATGTGCTGCAATAGCATGGATGCCTTTGCCGGAACCGTTCAAGGAGGAGAAATGAAAGACAGGACAGGGATTGAATCATTAATGAGAGCGTTAGAAAGCGACGCTGATATACAGAAGAAAGCGGTGCTGTTGCAATTGTACGTCGCTGCGTTTGGGGGTATACCAGAGGAATACAAGGAAAGGGTTGTTAACGGGTTATATAAGGGAATACATGAAGGAGAAAGAGAATGAAGTTTGTAAAAGCAATCCAAAGAGGCGGCTATAACTACGAGAGAATGGTGCTGGTGAATTTGGACAAGGTGGAACTGATAACAAGAGTCGATAACCCTGCACAGCCACCGATTATATGGATTGGCGAGGAATCGTTCGAGTGCTTGGTGGCTAATGATGAAGTCTATGAAATCGATGGTCTTTCGCAATACATCGTTGAGATATGAAAGGAGAAAGAAATGAATTTTGAAGAATTTAAACAGAGGATGAGTGAAGAAACGCCGATGGAGTACATGGTTCACAAGCTAATGGGAAAGCTGAAAGAGCTGATGCCGGAAGAGGAGTATAGAGCATTCATTAACGAGACTCTTGACGACTCAATCCGCAGGGCGATGAGTAAAATAGATGACCCGGTTAAAAGATGGCTTCTGGAGATGATGCTGTCTGCGCTAAAAGAAAGGGAAGAGAGCCGGAAAGAAAGAAAAGATGGCTGAAGTGTGGGAAGATGTGTTTCAGGTTTTCATAAGGGTTAATGACCGCAGAAGGTTAGTAGCAAGTGACATGGCAATCGAAGATGCAACACTTTTTGCTGAAAGCTGGTTTTTACGCAATTTCAACGACCAAATATCGAGTGTTGAGATTTGTAGACAGCCAATGGACTATTATCGTCAAGCATACTCAGATGGAGAAAGGAAAGAAGAATGAGACTGACATATGAAGAAATTTCAACATTAATTGCCTTTATTAAGATGCATGAAAGAGAAGAAATCCCTGATGATGTGTGGGATTTGTGCATGAGAATGTATGACGAGTTGGAGGAGAAGAATGAGGTTAATCAATGCGGACAAATTGATAGAGACGATTAAGGCTCATGATTATCTGCTATTTGATTCCATCAATAGCCATGATTATGGCATGTTCACGGTCGGGATAGAACAGGCGATAGCCGAGCAACCTGCATTGGATACCGACTTAAAGGTGGATGATGCAGCCGTCGTTGACAGAAAAGCAGTCGTGGCTCTTATCCGGCAGGCTTTGGAGGATAGCTGGAAAGATTACGATCCGAGGCTAGGGAGCTTCGCCGAGGGTCTGATCGAGAAGATCCGGAAGATGGACAGCCCATTTAACGAGTCATATCGTGCAGCGCAGGAGGCTCATCTTGAAAAGCCCCGTATATTCCCGGTGGAGCCGATAAAGCTGAATCCTGATGTAGAAACCGCGAATTATATAGACCATCTGATAGATGACATGATGGAGAAATGGCGAGAGAACGGAGGCAAGCTCAATATCGTTTTCACCTACGGAGGGAAGGAAATTGAGTAAATTAAAATCTCATGAAATAGTCAAGGTCGTCAGCGAGCTGATCGGCTGCACCGTACCGCAGGGAGATCCTGCTCTTGACATAGAGAGCATGGATAATCTCGATAATCTCATCGCCATGACCTGGTGGAGCCTCAATGAAATTGCCCGGACAGCCCGATGCAAAGATGACCCCGAAGAGATGGGAGAGCACGCGCAATCGGTCCTACTGTCAATGGCGGACTGGATCGCCTACGTCAGTCTCCGGAATAAGCAGCAGCCATGATCCAGCACGGAAAGAAGGTAGATAAGACCCGGAAGTACACGCTGCAGGAAGCCCGAAGGATCCTGAAGAGGGAGAAGGTCGACAGCGTCACGAAGAAAATGCTGACTCCGCTGCTGCAGCTGGCGATAATGGCGCACATCGATTGCCGGGGAGAGAGCGGCGAGGTCTTCAAAGAGACATTCGAGCGATACGCGATAGACTACTACAACGGCGAATTTACCCTTAGCGCCATGCGGAAGTACAACACCGAGAATCTCAGCGAGATCTTTGCCGGGCAGGCAGACAAGGAGATTTACGGATGACGCCGGAAGAAAAAAAGGAGTACGCAAGGGAATGGTACCAGAAGAACCGGGAGGAACGGAGAGAGTACGCCCGAAGATACAAAAAAGAGCATTACGACAAGTACCTTGAATCCCAGCGGCGTTACTACGAAAACCACCGCGAAAAGGTCATCGCGAAATCGAGTGCATACCACAAAGCACATCGCGAGCAAAATCGGGAAGCCTGCCGGAGATACAGAGCCAAAAAGAAGCTGGAGAAGCTCCTCGCCATGAAAGAGGAGAAGCTCAGACGGGAAGCCGGATACTTTAAACCGAAGAAGGAGAGCCCGATCGTCGGCGGCAAGACCTTCAGGCTCGACACCTGCCCGGTGTGCGGATCCAGGGAGGTCGGACGGATAGGGAATAAGTCATACTTCTGCCGGAGCTGCTTCCGGGAGATCACCCAGCATAAAATCTATTTCTACGACAAGGAGGGCATCCGTCGTCTTGAAAGCTGAGACATACCTGAGACAATATAAAGACATCAAGACTCAAATCGAGATCCAGCGGAACCGGCGGAAGATCCTCGAGGACTTCGCCGCTTTGGCCGGGGTGGACTACACCAGAGTAAAAGTGCAGTCTGCCCCGGCGGACACCGTCCCGGACATCGCCGCGAAGCTCCTCCGGATAGACGAGCAGATCACCCGCAAAATCGACCAGCTGCTGAAAGCCGGGAAAGAGATCGAGGAAAAGATCAGCAGAATACCCGACGCGACCCAGCGCGAGGTGCTGCAGCTGCGATACCTGTCATGCCTGGGCTGGGAGCAGATCGCCGACAAGATCAGCTACAGCCTGCGCCAGACTTTCCGGATCCATTCCGCCGCGCTGCAGGCAATGGATAGAATATTGCAATAAAAAAATCCTCCTGGGTGTAGCCAGAAGGATTTTGCTGTAACTAATCGTAATTAATCGTAACTGATCGTAACTGATCGTAACTGATCGTAATTAATTTACGGCAGGATAAACTCCGTCCTGTATTTCTTCCGGTGCTCGGCCATATAGGCTTCAAGAAATTCGAGCTCCGTGCAGGGGGAAAGCTTATTGTGCAGCCTTTCGCGGATCTCTTCGTCCATAAATGCGACGGCCTGATCGTAGAGCCCCTGCTCGATGATCTCCTCGGCGGTCATTTCCCAGCCCGGAGGGGTGATCTCATAATCATCTTCGTAGCCGTTCATGATTTCCTTCGGGTGGTATTCCAGCACATCCGCCAACCTCATCACCGTTTCCGCTGATGCCTGATTGATATCCCTCTGACCCTGTTCAAAGCTCTGCAAGGTGCGGAGGCTTATGCCCGCCGCTTTCGCAAGCTGGGACTGTGACATCATCCGATCCCTTCTGCATTTCTGCAGTGCTTCACCTTTTTTCATTCTATGCCTCCTATGATTACATCATCCTCGGAGACCGGCGGGATGTCGTCCGGATCCTCGACCACTTCGTCGCATATTTCCATATAGCCCGACACATCCACATGGCCAGCCACGGTCGAGTCTCCCGACACGGCTGCGTAACCGTGCACCCAGGCGTGGCCTTTGATCTTTGCCGTCCCGGTGATTTCCGCATTGCCATTCACGGTCGCGTATTCGGACACCATCGCCTCGCCTGCTATAACAGCGGATTCGTTGACTTCCGCGTCGTCTGTGACTATTGCATTGCCTGATATCGTCGCAAAATCGGAGACCCTGGCATTGCCATTGACCCACGCATCCTCAATGACCTTAGCATTGCCGTAGACCGCTGCGTAATCGCCGACCCACGCGAAGCCATCCTGCGAGAGGTTATCTTCGCTTTCGATATAACCGCCGAAATCGCCCGCCTTTACAAATCCATTATCGATTGCGCTGCAAGCCTTGATGCGGTAGAGCTTCCGGCCATTAATAATCACTGTGTCGTCTTTGAGTATTTCGTATTTCTTCATTTGCATATCTCCTTTATTTCTTTCTCTGGTAGTATTGTACTACCGTAGTGTTATATTGTCAATAGATTTGAGCTAAAAATCGTTATTAAAAAGCTACTCTAACCCGCGAGGGGGAGGAGCCGCCCGGAGGCGGCTGCCTTTTACGCTATCCTGTCCAGGATCTCCCGGGCGGTGGTCTTTATGATCTCGATGCTCTCGGTGAGCTCTTTAACGTCCTTTCCGGAGCTCCAGCCGGCGATGTACCCGAAGCTGTAATCGCTGGTATCCAGCCCGAGCATTGAGCAGACTGTGTATGCTATCGACTCGGCTTGTACTTCCCTGGTGTCTCTGTCGGTGGTGTCCTTTCCGGTGTGCAGCATCGAGTGTGCGATCTCATGCACCAGGGTTTTGACTGTCTGCAGCTCGCTCAGCCCGGATTTAATAACGATCTGCTGCGCTGCGTCGCTGTAGTAACCATTCGCCGAGATATCAAAGGCTTCGTAGCTTACCGGCACGGGGGCCGCTGCTTCCAGCTTTCCGATCAGCCCGGCGTAGCCGTCAACGTCTCCGGTCAACTGTGTCACGGGTCCCTCGGGAAGCTCTGCGCCGTCGGTCTGGGAGACATCAAAAACTGTGATCGCGTGGAAGGTCAGCGGAAGGACTACGATTTTCGTTTCTCCGTCTTCTTCGACTTCCATCTGGCGCGGGCGAGGCGCGATGATCTTGATGCCGTGCTCCCCCTTGCGCACCTGGCGGCCCTTCTTCTGCCAGCTTTTATAACCGGCGACCAGTGACGCGTCAGGCTTCTGCATGTAGATCAGGATCGTATTGTTGATGCTGTAGTCCGTGAAGCTGTTCATAAAATCGAGGTAATTTTTAAACTGCTCGCTGCTGAAGACCTCTTTAACGCCTGCCTCTAATTTTTCGGTAATCTCTTTGATATTCTTGGTCATTGCGTGTGCTCCTTTATTTCTCTCTCTGATGGTAGTATACTACTACAGTGGTATAATGTCAAGTAAAATCGCACAAAAAAGCAAAGAATTTTTAACTTTTTTCGCCCGGATCCGCGCGCAGCATGTCATTGAATGGCAGTTAATAAAGCAATAAAATGCTATTGTGCCGAAGCTGTGAACAGCAGCGGGCATAATAGGGCATTAAGGGCGACCAGCTGGGGCCCTTTTTTATTGCCCTGAAAGGAGGGCGCATAATGCCAGGAAGAAAAAGAAAATACGAAGACCCGGCAGCACTGACCCGGGCCATCAATGCATATTTCCGCAAGTGTGATCAATCCTGGGAAGAATCCAAAGAGCACCCCCCGACCGTCACCGGCTTAGCTCTTGCCCTGGGTTTTACGCACCGCAAGCATCTTTACGACTTCGAAAAGAGGGAGCAGCTCATCCGGGAAAGATTGGCCGAAGCCGAGACAGACGAAGAGCGCGAAGCACTGGCCGCGGATCTGGAGACCGCCCAGGCATTGACCGACGCTATCCAGGATGCCCGGACCCGGGTCGAAGCCTGGAATCATGAGCACCTATACAATAACGTGACCTATAAGGGCGCAGCCTGGACACTTGAGCACAATTTCGGTTTCACCCCGGAGAGCACAGTCAAGCTCGGCAATGCTGAGGATAAGCCGCTCCAGGTCAAGATGAGCATGGACGAAAAGCTCGACCTGATAGAAAAGATTAGGAATGGCGATATCTGACGAGGCTCTAAGCTGGTATTACAATCTCGCGCAGACCAGCAATAAAGCATTCATGCCCTTGTATGGGTGCAAAAGCCGCTATCTTGTCCTCATGGGCGGAGCCGGAAGCGGCAAAAGCATCTTTGCCGGGCGAAAGATAATCGAGCGCTGCATAGACTACCCGCACAGGATCCTGGTCGCCCGAAAGGTAGGCAGGACCCTCCGCGAAAGCTGCTTCGCTCAGATCGTCGGGCAGATTACTAAGCATTATGATCTGTCACAGTGGCGGATCAATAAGTCCGACATGGTCATCACTTACACCGGCACCGGAGCGCAGATCATCTTTGTCGGACTGGATGACGCGGAGAAGCACAAGAGCATCTACAATATCACCAGCATATGGATCGAGGAAGCCAGCGAAATAACCGAGGCTGATTTTGACCAGCTGGATATGAGGCTAAGGGACGAGACCGAATGCTATAAGCAGATCATCCTGTCCTTTAACCCGATCGACATTAACCACTGGCTCAAGCATAAATTTTTCGACCGCAAGAGCGAGGACGTAACCACCAGCAGGACGACCTATAAGGATAATCGCTTTCTCCCTCGGGAGTCTGCAGCAGTTCTTGAGGCCTACAAGGACACTGATCCATATCTTTATACGGTCTATTGTCTGGGCGAGTGGGGGGTATACGGCAAGACAATTTTTGACAAGGCCAAGATAGCAGACCGGAGGCAAAGGATACCGGAGCCCGTGAAAAGCGGGCTTTTTTCGTATGCGGATGACGGATTGAAGTTATCGGAAATCAAATTCATCGAGGAGACCGGGGGAGACATCAGGATCTACAGACAGCCGGAGCCATACAAGCCCTACGTGCTGGGAGCGGACACGGCAGGCGAAGGCAGCGACTACTTCGCCGCGCACGTCCTGGACAATACCACCGGCGAGCAGGTCGCGGTGCTGCATGGACAATACGACGAGGATATTTTCACCAGGCAGATCTATTGCCTGGCTGATCACTACAACGGCGCACTTGTCGGGATCGAAGCGAATTTTTCGACCTACCCGATCAAGGAGCTCACCCGTCTGGGATATCTGAGGCAATACATCAGGGAAAGAGAGGACACCTTGACAGGGAAGATAGTTCCGTCCTACGGATTTAAGACGACATCGATAACACGTCCGGTGATCCTGTCCGGGCTCGTGGAGATCGTCCGGGACCATATCGATCTGATCAACGACCGGGCGACCCTGGAGGAATTATTGACCTTTGTCCGGAATGAGAAGGGCAGAGCCGAAGCGGCATCAGGAGCGCATGACGACCTGGTGATGAGCCTGGCCATCGCGCATTACATCCGGAGCCAGCAGCCGGCATACATCGAACCGCCGGCACCGGAGAAGCATTTCAATTTCGAATTTGAAAAGCCCGCGCCGTCACCACTGGGCGAGGGGGAGGAGGTTATCGTCATATGACGCAGATCATCGAGATCCTTGAGATCATAGCCTTGACCGTCAATATCGCTCTGACCGTCATTTTAGCGGAGCGGTTTTTACGTACGGATACACGCACGCCGATAAAAAAACGGCTTAAAACGCCTCTCATAAAGCCAAATTTTCAGGCCGATGAGGCTTTTTTGACGCAGCTTGAGAATATAGACAATTACGGCACCGATAAGCCTCAGAAGGAGATCAAAGCATGAGCAAACCGACAGCGGCGAGCATTTGGAAGGAATACAACCGAGGCAAGGACTACCTGGAGCAGTTCGGATTCTATGAGACCACGCAGAAGTGCTACAACTTCTATGTCGGCGACCAGTGGAACGGCTTGAAGACCTCCGGCGAGACCATGCCGATGCTCAACATCATCAAGCCGGTCATTGACTACAAGGTGGCCACGGTCAACAGCGACGGCTTCAGCATCAGCTACACCAGCCAGGATTACGGAGAGACGAAGGAGCAGACAGCCGAGGCGGTGAAGCTTCTCAACGAAGCGGCCTCCGTGCTGTGGGAGAACCTCAAGATGGACACTGTGCTCTGGGAACAGACCCGGAACGCGTGCATCTATGGGAATACTTACTCGTATTTCTTCCAGGGGGCCGATGATGAGATCAAAGCCCGGACCCTTGATAATGTTTCCCTGCTCTTCGCCGATGAGCAGCAGCGGGACATTCAGCGGCAGAAGTACATCCTGATCGTGCAGCGGCTGCTTGTCTCCGAGGTGAAGGAGATAGCCAAGCAGCAGGGGCTGTCCGATGAAGACATAGCCAAGATCAAGAGCGACAAGAACACCGACAAGATCGTCGGGGAACTGGCCAAAGTGGAGATCGAGCAGGACGATGACGGAAAAGTCCTTTGCATTAAAAGGCTCTGGAAGGAAAGCGGGACGGTCCACATCTGCAGCTCTACCGAGACCGTCATCTATCAGCCGGACACGGAGATCACCGGGCTGACCCTTTACCCGATAGCTCAGCTCACATGGACGGACGGACTCAACACGATCAGGGGGCTGGGAGAAGTGCAGTACATGATCCCGAACCAGATCGAGATCAACAAATCCCTGGCGCGTCAGGCGGTGATGATAAAGCAGTACGCCTTCCCTCACCTGGTCTATGACAAGAGCAAGCTGTCAAAGGAGGCCGTGAAGGCTCTCGGGATGGTAGGCAGCACTATAGGTGTTGACGCTAACGGCGTGACCTCGATAGGAGAGGTCATCAATTACCTCAACGGGCCGGGGATCCCGAGCGACTCTTACAATTTCGCTACCACTCTGGCGACCCAGACGAGGGAGCTGGCCGGAGCCGGCGAAGTTGCAACCGGCAGCATCAACCCCGAGCGGGCATCCGGAGCGGCGATCCTCGCGGTGCAGGAGGCCGCAGCGCTTCCTCTTTCCGGGCAGGAGGCCAATGTCAAGCAGTATATCGAAGACGTGGCCAACATCTGGCTGGATCTCTGGAAGACCTACACGCCTGAAACGGGCATGACGGTATACACCACCGATAAAGATGAGAACGGCAAAGAGTACACCGAAGAGAAAAGGATCCCGCTGGACGTGCTGGAGTCTCTGGACGTCCGAGTGAGGATAGACGTCTCACCGGCCAATCCGTACAGCAAATACAGCAGAGAGCAGACGCTCGGAAATCTCTTCCAGGCCGGTGCTATCACCTTCGAGGAATATGTCAAGGCTCTGGACGATGACGCGACAGCTCCGAAGGCGACGCTGATGAAGATCCTCAGCGAAAGAGAGCAGCAGCCGAGTGAAGCGGAAGCGGCAGCCATGGAAGCGAACAGCAGGCTCGAGCAGAACGAACAGATGATGCTGCAGCAGAATGACCAGATGGACCAGCAGAACGAGAAGATGCAGCAGCTGATGCAGGATAACGCACGGCTGCAGGAAATGATAAAGAAATTGACGGAGGGCAGCAATGGCAACAGCGCAGAATTACCTGGACAAATGGCTGGAGTACAAGAACAAGGCAGCGGACAAACAGCTTGAGGCAGAGGAATTTGTCTCCGCGTATACGCAGGACGAGGCAAAGAACGCTCTGAAGGAAGCCAACCGGGCGAGCTCCATATCCTATCAGCAGGCGATCAACCCTTACGGATACCTCGCTGAACAGCGCAGGATGAGGGGACTGTCGTCTTCGGGGATAACCGGAAGGCAGAACACTAATCAGTACACCGGCTACCAGCAGGCTCTGGGAAGCAATTCCGCCAATTACATCGGACAGGTAGGACAGGCCAAGCAGAACATGCTCAAGGCTACATATCAGAACGAAGCGCAGAAGCTGTCGAATCAGGCGGACTACTACAACCTGTCTTACGAGGAATACATCAGACAGCTCAAAGAAAAATACTCCAAATAGGTGACACATGACAGCATACGCTGACCTTTTGAGAAAACAGAAAGCACAGCATACAGAAAACGCAGAAGCCAGGATGAATGAGGCGGTGGAGAAATACCGCAAGGCTCTCCAGGAAGAAGCTGCGAAGCTCAACAAGGGCGCGCAGGATTCCTATGCGAATTTCCGCCCGACCTCCGAGACATCCGCGTCGGCATCCAGAGGGGCATACCTTAACCGCATGGCAGCCGTCAATGCTGCTCAGAATAAGGCATCGGGAGCCCTCGGGGCTTACGGGAACTACTACAGCGCGCTATATCAGGGCAAAAGCGCAGACACCGACGCTGCTATAACCAACATTGAAAAGAAGGATCAGGAAGCACAGGACGCGATAGCGGCTTACCAGCAGGCCGTGAGGAAGGCTAAATCCCGCAGCTACAGAAGGACCACCAGTAAGAGCAGCGGAGAGACCGCACAGCTCACGGACGGCGGCCAGACGACCAACAGCGGATCCACGACTCACGTCAGCAGCTCCGGTGTGACTCATGGGGGAAGCTCCGGCAAACTGAATCTCCCGACAACCGGGAAGAACACGGCATACCAGGCGAAGCTCTCAACAAGCAGCCTGAGCTCAAAGCTGAAAGCCGGGGCGATCACCCAGGCAAAGACACCTTCGGCGAAGACCGCCACCAAAACAGCGACGGTCCACGGGGGAAGCTCCGGAACGATAAAGAGCGAGCTGGCCACTGCAAGAAGCAACCTGATCAAGAGCCTGACTCTTTCAGCGCTGGCTGGCGACAGCCGCACTCCTGATATGGTGACGGCGGCAGTTTCCGCACAGACCGCATATCAGAAGGCGCTCGACAACCAGAACCAGAAGATCGCGGATGCGAAGAAGAACCTGGAGGCCTATAAGAAGCCCCAGAGACACCCGGATACAAATACACCATTCGCCAGCCAAGACGACACGGCATACAACGTTAAGGTTCTCCAGAACTACCTCGACGCAAAGGCGTCATGGACAGACCCGAACGAGATCAAACTGCTTACGAGCAATATCAATAACATCCTTTCCTCCGACGTCTACATGACGCCTGAACAGAGAGCCGGATACATGGCAACCGTAGAGGAGCTGAGACGCCAGGAGAAGGACCAGGTAAACGCTGTCGACCTTTGGAATCAGACAGCAAAGGCCGTGAAGCTCGACGCTGGTACAGCTTCGCTGCTGGACACCTACAACGACGCTTACGACAAGAGATCCTATTACAACAACTATCAAGATCCGGGCGAAGCTGAGACCGAGTGGAACAAGAGCGAGGCGACCATGGCCGAGATCCGGGACGCCTTCATGCGCGAAGGCTACACCGAGGAGCAGTTCAAGGCTCTGGCCGAGATGCGCAGACAGAAGACCAATGCGGAGAAACAGCAGGCAAGGAACGAGCTGAACGCTGCATACGCGGAGAAGTACCCGATACTCGCTACTCTGATCAGCACTCCGGCAAGCCTTATAAGCGGCAGCGGCCTTGTAGATATGGGCGTAGACAATGCGCTCGGCTATGCCGAGACCTTTGCTCCGAATCTGGACGTAAACAGCGAGTATTTCCGTATGGCCAACTTCGCTTCTACGGAAAGACAGGCAGTTTCCAAGGATATGGGGAAGTTCGCGAAGTTCATGTATGACGTGGGAACGTCAGGATTGGACAGCCTTGCGGCAGCAGCGATAAGCTCAGGGCTTCCCGGCTTCGGTGAATTTCTGCTCGGATCCGGAGCAGCTGTCCAGGAAATGATGGACGTTACCAGCAGAGGCGGCACCACACAGCAGGCTGTGACCGCAGGTATGGCCGCAGGAGCCTTCGAAAGCATCTTCGAGCATGTCTCTATCGAGAACCTCGAAGCACTAAAGGAAATGCCCGTCAGGACGGCTAAGGACTGGGTGTTGAATATGCTCAAATCCGCGGTGACTAACTTCGAGGAAGAAGCTGCCACCGAAGTGGCCGATATCGTGAGTGAGTATCTCATTGCCGGAGACGTCTCCGAGGCGGCACAGACCTATGAATATTACCTTTCCAAGGGCATGAGCGAACAGGAAGCCTCAAGGCAGACGGCCATAGATCTTGCGGAACAGGTCGTTATGTCCGGTGTATCCGGTGCCGTAATGGGTGTCGGCTTCGGTGCTATGAGCGGAGTGAACGCTTTCAGAGGACAGGAAACAGTCCAGACAGCGACGCTCACGCCCGAACAGATAATGGAAGCCATAACCGAGGCGTTCAGCGGCACTCAGATCCTCAATAACGTCACTGAGCAGATCAGGGATATGGATCCCTCCCAGGCTTCACCGATACTGAGCGAAGCGGCAGATCAGATGCACGCAGCAACTGAGGCGTCGATAGCGGAAGCAGAAAGGATCATCGAGGAGAGAGCGGCGCAGCAGGTATCAATTGATACCGTTAAAGCTGATTCTGATGCAGTGACTATCAACGAAGGAAGAAATATTCCTTTTGGATCTTGGGATGTAAAACATGCAAATGATAATTCATCCAATCATTTCGGCGATAACGTCGTCGCATACTATTCAAATGCTGAAAAAACCATTGATTCTTATGATTTATCTGAATCAGATAAACAGCAGGTGATGGGCGATATCCATGCATTATGTTATAACGCGTTAAACGACAGGAAGTCCGGCAAATCCAGAATAAGAGAATCAGAGGCACTGGAGGCGTTGAACAATGATATTTCCAAAGTAATAGGAAACGCTAAGAGTGTCGCCGATAATGGATTGAGCCCCAGTTACAATAAGAGTTCTGTGACAAATGCTTATTCTGACCCGGTAATCAGTTATGATTTCAAAGATAATGACATTTATGAAACAAAGATAAAAGAGAGGATCGATTATTCGAATAATATTGATTTCAGCGAGGCCAATCTGGCTGTTATCCAAAACGAATATCACGATTCTGTCGACCCGGGCTTGGTCAACTTTTATAACAGCGTAAATTCGGGAACAAATACAGTCAAAGAATATGAAATAGGGCTTATTACAGCACAGCAGGCGAAAGATATATTGGCATTGATCGGGATAGACACGACCGGATATAAAGTTTTCATTAACGAGGAAAGGGCAGAACATATTCATAAAGAACATGGCGAACATGGGTCAAAAAATAGATCAATGAAAGATCCTGCCGACGTCGGAAGATTAAAATACGTCCTGAATAATTATGACAGGATTGAATTATTAGAGGAAAGTGAAGGACGCTTTAATGATTCGAATAATAAACCATCTGCCATAATAAGGTTTTCAAAACGAATAAATGGCCGTGTATATACCTCTGAAGCCGTAAGAGACAACCAGAAACAACGTATTTTGATATTAACGGCATATAAAAAAGAGGGGCGCAAAGCGGCTCATGGCAAAAATACCCTTCGCAGCACGTCCGGAACGTTGCTTCCGCATCCCTCTGATTACAATGATACTCAGGAGCTATCGGAAGTCAAGGATTTTAATAATTCTCAAACAGATTCAAACGACAAGGGCGGCAGAGATCAAGGGAACAGCGGTGGGAACACTCCTCCTCCGAGCGGTGCAGCTCCTGCAGGCGGATCGCCTGCTGCGCCTCCGTCAAACAGTACTTCCGGCACTACTGCCAGCAGCATGAGGACAGGGCAGAAGGAATGGGCTTCTGACAATCTTACCCGAGAGGTAATTTCCAGAGCTTCCGGGACGACCCCCAACGGTATAAAGACCGATCAGAGCGTGCTTCCCAAGATCGACTATAACAGGGCTCTTGCTGAAGGTACGCAGCGTCCGTACGTCAACAAGAACGCATACACACTGACCCAGAAGGCGAGGGTGGCGCTCGTCGATAAGGACGCATCCCTGTACGATTACAGGCAGAAACATTCGGACAGCCTGATCTACGAGAAGAAGACGCTGATCAATTCGAAGGCGACCATAACAGCGGCAGCCATAGGCGCGCAGACAGGCAACAGAACGACCGGTATGCAGCTCAACGCCCAGATGGAGCCTGTAGGGGAGTCCCTTGCGACTATTATCAGTGACATCAAGAAGGACAGCTCACTGAACGGCAGGGGCATGGATCTGATGCAGGATTACCTGTACAACAAGCTCAACATCGAAAGAGCCGCAACGGAGAAGACCTTTACCGGAGAAGCTCCGACGGAAGCGATGAGAGCCGCAGACAGTGAGCGCATTGTAAGGAACATCGAAACGCAGTACCCGGCCATCAAAGACCATGCGGCCAAGGTGAGGAAGTTCCTGGATAATAACCTGCAGTTCATGGTGGACACCGGCACAGTGAGCGCGGATCTGGCGGACAAGCTGAAGGGAATGTATCCCGATTACCTTCCGGTCATGATGAACGACGAAGGCTCGGCGGAGATCGATTTCAGCAATTACACCGATCAGCTCGATAAACAGCTGGTGAAATACGCGAAGGGCGGGACCGTGGATCTCATGAGCTGGGACAAAGCCATTGAGAAGTACACCAGGGCGGTTTATTCCCAGGGCTTTAACAACCAGATGCTCAACGAGATCGTCGCTGCTGCCATGAACGACCCGGAATGGGCGAGGCATAACGTGAAGATCCTCGCGGTCATCCCGGGAGGGAATGCTCAGACCGCAAGACAGCTCGTGGAAAGCAACAACTCAGGCGGAGATAACGTGTATGCTGCCATCAACGGCGACAGCGCTGTCGTCTTCGGTGTATCGGATTATCTTAACAGCTCAGTGAGAACGCTCGCCGCAAAATCGAAATTCCAGTTTGACACAAACACAGACTCCAATATAACCAATGCGCTGGGAGAGGTAGGGAACTACTTCGCCCAAGGCGGATATATGAGGGATCTCAACAGTCTGGTGACGACATACAAACCGTCGTTCTTCCTCAGCAACCCGATGAGAGACCTCGGAGATCTGCTGGTAAACTCCCCGCACCTTCAGGAAACATTAGCCTCCTACCCGACAGCATGGGCGGAGGTTTTTTCAAATTCGGAAGGATACCAGCGATTCGTGGCCATCATGAGCAACGACATCCTCACACCCGACACGAAGACGAATGCGGTATCCGAGAAGTTCACAGAGATATCCCAGGCGACGGAGCTCGTCACCAGATACGCGGAATACCTCGGAGGAATAAAAACATACGGCGATACGTACGAAGGCCGTATAAAGGCACTGTACGACGCCAAGGAAGCGACCGTAAACTTCGGCAGGAGCGGAGAAGTCGTACAGAAGGCAAACCAGTACGCTTTCCGTTTCCTCAATGCCGGTGTCCAGGGCATAGATAAGATGATCCGCAACGTCACTGAGAGGAAGAACACCGGAGCGCTGACGCTTTATACGCTGAGAGCTGCGGCACTGGGAGCTTCCCCGCTGATATTAAACGCCCTGCTGTGGCGCGATGATGACGATTTCGAGCAGCTCACAGATTCCATGAAGTCGAAGAACCTGTACCTCTTTAAGACGAACGAGGGCAAGTTTATGGGCATTCCTCTGGGGAGAACCAATTCGGCAGTGTCCAGAGCGATCCTGTACGCTGCGGACGTGCTCAACGGCAAGGAGAAGCTGTCATATGCCGGCTTTACTTCAATGCTGCAGGACGTCTGGGACAACGTGGGAATCGACGTCGGAAGCTCGTTCATCCTCTCTCCGATATTTGACGCGATCAGGAACAAGACCTGGTACGGCGGGCAGATAGAGAGCGATTACGAACAGGACAAGCCAGCATCCGAGAGATACGACTCTTCCACAGATTACCTCTCCAGATGGATAGGAAAGCAGACAGGATGGAGCCCGAAGAAGATCAATTACGTCCTCGATCAGTACGGAGGAGTGCTCTTCGATTACACCTTCCCGCTCTTTACTCCGGAGACGATGGGCCAAAATGCCTATGAATTAGCGGTGGAGCCCGTGTTCAAACGCTTCTCCGCCGATCCGGTCTACAGCAATGACATCGGATCCGATTTCAATACGGCCTTCAGAGACTCTGAACAGAACCGGAACAGCGCTAATCCTCCGGCAGGCAGCGAGCTTGTATATAAATACATGAACGCGCAGAAGAGCGCGGCAAACAAGCTCTACAAGGAGATTGACAAAATCAACAGCTTCAGGGAACTGTCCGAGGAAGAGCAGCAGGCTTTGATAGATGCTTACGGAGATCTGAAGACCTACAAGGCCAGAAAAGAAGCGGTAAGAGCTCTGCGGATCACGATCAACGGCATAAAAAAGAACGCCGTGGCGCAGTACGACACCGTAAAAGCGAAGGCTGCGGAGTATTCGGGCTACAGCGACAAGGAGGGCTACCTGAGGCTCAACCACGACCTATTCGGTGCCGAATATGCTCTCAAGTATTACTCGACGGAGGACTACGCCTACGCCGTCACAGGGGCTCAGGGGGGCATGGATTATGAGACCTATTACGACTACATGCTCAACACCACCGGGATCTATGCAGACAAAGACAAGAACGGCAGGAGCATCAGCGGAAGCAAGAAGCAGAAGTATATAGACTACATCAGCGGCATGGACATCTCTCTGGGAGAAAAAGCCTTCCTGCTCGCCAAGGAATATCCCTCGCTTTCCAATGCCTACACGCCGAGTCTTGACAGCAAGAAATGGAAGCGGGCTCTGTTCGATTACGTCAATTCGATGGACATCTCATCCGAGGCAAAGAAAACGATCCTTGAACAGTATGACTGCTTCGAGGTAGACAGCAAAGGAAATGTAAAGATCCACTAACCTGCCACTCAGCTGCGATTCAGCCGAGATAGGCGAAAATTTATTTTTTGTGAAAAACAGCTTCGGCTGTTTTTTTTATTGCGGCTGCAAAACGGCATCGACCGAACCTCGCCGAAAACCGAGAAACAGGAGCATCAAATGCCTGAGGAATTAGTACAAGCGGCAGCTAATGAAGCGGAGACCGCCGCACCGCAGACCGCGCAGGAGCCAACAGGGACCACGCAGAGCGCGGAGAGCACCACCAAGACGGAGACCAACTCCGCAAAGACGGATACCAGAGCCGTTTCGAACCGTATCAACCAGATCCGGGCAGAATCCGACAGGAAGATCAAAGAGCTGACAGACCAGCTCGCCCGCTACAGGAAGCTGGAAGACACGGCGAAAGAACTGGGCTTCAACGGTACGAGCACCGATGAGATCGTCTACGCCATGATGGCCGACAAGGAAGGCCTCACAGTTGACGAGATTAGAAAAAGGGAAGAAGCGAAGAACCAGCAGGTAGACAGCATCGTAGAGAACGACCCGAGGATAGCTGCTGCCAATGAGATCATCCAGCAGAGCAAATTCCGGGCGGACCTTGAGTCTATCAAGGCCGCATATCCCGACCTGAAAGCCGAGAGCGTGGAAGACCTGGGTGAAGACTACATCAAGATGCAGATCGTCAACGAGCAGCAGCCCGAAGAGTACCAGCTGGACGCAGCCACCATTTACGGAATGGCGATGGCCAAGAAGGCCAAGACAGAAAAGAAGATCCCGGCGTCCACAGGGGACGTTCAGAGCGGAGCTGCGCCGGAGAAGGAATTTTACACCTCTCAGGAGGTGGACCATTTCACGAAAGAGGACTATCTGAAAGACCCGTCCTTACTCGAGAAGGTCAGAAAATCAATGACAAAGTGGAGGAACTAAACACAAATGAGTTATGCAAACTTCAAAGGAGAGTATTGGTCCGCATACATTCAGACCGAGCTCGCAAAGACGACCGTCCTGACCGAATTTTGTGATTACAAGTTCGAGCCGGAAAGCAAGGGCGCTGACAGAGTCCGCATCGTCGGCATAAATAAGCCTACCGTCAGAGACTACACGGGAGCCGATATCACGATCGAGGAAGTTCCCGATTCCGCTCAGTGGCTGCTTCTGGACAAACAGAAGTATTTCGCATTCACCGTTGACGACGTTGATAAGGCGCAGCAGAAACCCGATGTGATGAGCACTCTTCAGAAGCAGGCCATCGTCGCTCTCGCCGAGACCGAAGACAGCGCTGTTGCTGCCGAGGCAGTGAACCTCACCAAAATCACGAAGACCACGGCCGTTACGACCGAAGCGCTGGCTATCGCAGCCATCGATGAAGCCTTCGAGAAGCTCTGGGATAATGGCGTGGGACTCAATGTCGAGTGTCAGATCGCTGTCACTCCGTGGTTCTACAACCTGTTCAAGGGCAAGCTCATCAACATCACTGACGGCAACAGGACCAACAGCATCGTCACCTCCGGCGTGGTAGGCTACTACAACAACGCAGAGGTCAAGATGACCAACAACCTTTACAACGACGGCACCTATGACTGCTGCGTCGTAAGGACCAAGACCGCCATGGCTTTCGCCAGACAGGTGAAGGAAGTGGAAGCCTTCAGACCCGAGAAGAGATTCTCCGATGCTCTGAAGGGCCTTAACGTTTTCGGCGTCAAGGCTGTCAGGCCTGAAGAAGGCATCTGCCTGAAGGTAAAGAAATCTTAATTTAAGGAGGAAAGAATAGAATGGCTGCATCTACTGTTACCATCGCAAAAATGACCCTTAATGAGCTGAAGACAATGCTCACGGCATCCGATGCCACGGCAGCGGCTTCCGACTCCACCTACGGAGCCGGATACTACGTAAAGGTGCCCGTAGGCAATTCCGCGAAGCTCATGATCCTGTTTTTTAACAGCCATGGCTCCAACGCCTACGATATCGGCATCCTTGCCGGGACTGCTCCGGGAGCAACCGACACGGCGATCGCGCTCTCAGATCTTGCGGCAGGAGGCTGCAAGGCTATCGTTGTTGAGTCCGCGAAGTACGCCAGGGACGGTTTCATCATCGCTTCGGGCGAGACCACATCCATCAAAGTGGCAGCGCTTCAGCTGCCGTAATCAGAGGGGAGGGAAACCTCCCCCCTTCATTTAAGGGGGCGAAATGCAGATTACATTAGGAGACGTTAAGAGGGCGACCTACACGAGAATGTTTCTGGAGGATACCGAGTACGAAGAGTACGACGAGGCTATCATTCAGGGAATCAATCACGGGCTGCTTGATCTGGCCAACCTTTTCCCGATCAAGGCTCAGTACGAGATCAACCAGACAGCCTCCACGGACGAAGGCGAGAATGAGTACGACATCAGGACTTTAACTCAGGAAGGCGGCGTAAACAAGTTTATACGTTTTGCCAACCCTGCTCTGCTGGTAGTCTCCGGGGGCGATACGTCCGTAGCCTTTGACTACAAGATCATCGCCGACAGATATCTCCATATCAAGAAAAACTACGGCGGCACCTTCAAGGTGCAGTATTACCGTTTTCCGGCAGAGATCAGCAATGATACTGACGAAAACTACGAATTTGACATCGATGCCGAAGCCGCCAACCTGCTGCCCCTTTACGCGACATGGTGGGCCATGCAGGACGACGACATCCAGACGGCCACTATGGCTTACAACGAATACCAGGAAGCAAAGCAGACGCTCAGGGACAAGCAGAACTGGTACAGCGGAATAGAGATCAGCGGAGGCTATGACTTATGAAGGTGCCGGCGGCTAAAAAGACCTACTCCAAAAGCTACGCTAATCTCAGGGGTATAGACCTGGCCAACATTCCGTCCATGGTAGCTCCGGAAAGATCACCCGACTGCCTGAACGTCTACAAGGATTACCATTCGACCATCGGACAGGCCATAGAGACGCGGCCCGGCTTTCTCAAGGTGCTGGAAGCGGCCGATACCATCAACGGGATCCATCGCTTCGGGAGCGAAGTGCTCCTCCATTACGGGTCGAATCTCAAGAAATGGACGGGCTTTCCTTCGACGAGCACTCTGGCCAACCTGTCCGGTACTTTTACGATCAGCGACAATCCGTCGATATCTTTTCCTTTTGAGGGGAAGCTCTACATCATGGACGGGACGCACTTCCTGGTCTACAACGGGACAACGGTCGCTGATGTAACCGGGTATATTCCCACAACGAGGATCTCCGCGGATCCGGACGGAGGGAACGGGGAGGCTCTGGAGGGAGTGAACCTGCTTTCGTCTTACCGGAAAAACACCTTTGTTGGAGACGGCACGTCCACTGTTTTCACGCTGGACGCGACAGGCATAGACGCTGAGACTCCGACGGTGACCGTAAACGGGACTTCGGCCACAGTGAACACATACAACACGACGAACGGGACGGTCACTCTCTCAAGCGCACCCGCAGCTCCTTCCACTCCCGGTGAAGCCAACGTGGTCATCACCTTTAAGAAGACTGTTTCGGGAGCTTTCAACAAGATAGCCAAATGCACGATCGCCAGAGTCTTTGACGGAAGGGTTTTCTATACGGGGAACCCGGACTACAAGGGATACATCTTCGTCAGCGAGCTCGAGAACGCTGCATACATAAGAGACGACAACTATTACAACGACGGCGACGACAACGTAAAGATCACGTCGCTCATCTCCGCACCCGGAGCTCTGGTGGCGGTCAAGGACCATGCGGGATGGAACACTACGAAGGTCTTCTACCACACGCCCTCGATCGACTATGAGCTCGGCAAGGTCTATCCGGTCACTGACACCGGAATAAACCTCGGGTCCGTGGCGGGAGGGATTAACTTCCTCGATGACATCGTATATCTTTCAGACAACGGGCTGGAATCCATCCAGCTGATGTCTGGCAGCGCGGCACTGGTGCACCGCAGCGTATTTGTAGACCGTAAGCTCGCCAACAGCTCATCCCTGGCGTCATCCTCGATGATCGTCTGGGACGGTTACCTTTGCATCCTCTGCGGGAGTGAGATGTTCTTGGCGGACTCCAGGCAGCTCGCGAACGGTGCCTATGAATGGTACTACTGGAACAACATGCAGTGCGAGAACTCCTCGGATGTGGTCGAAGAAGGAGCAGGACTCTATGAGCACGACGGAAGCCTTTTCTTCTACACAGATACCTGCATCTGCAGCTTTACCGGGACGAACGATGCCGGGGAGATAATCTATTCCTACTGGACGACGCCTCGGGACGTCTTCGGAGCTCCTGCATATCTCAAGACCGTGACTAAACGAGGCGCGACGGCATGGATAAAGGACGTCCAGAACTCGGAGATGAAGATAGGCTGTCTGACGGACAGGGGAGAATCGCTGCTTAAAGAGATCAACACCGGAGGCTTTGACTTCGGCGATATCGATTTCGGGGCTTTCGTTTTCTCGTCCGTCGGCGACTCGCTGATCATCTTTAATATTAAGAAGAAAAAAATCATGTATTTCAGCCTGATATTCTACACGGACACGCTGGATAAGCCTTTTGCGCTGTACAGTGCCGGACTGGAATACCAGGTCATCAAACATGCGAAGGAAGGATAAAAGAAATGGCAAGACAGAATATACCCGACCCGTCCATAGGTACGAATGTTATCTCCAATCTGGCGGACAGACCGACACTGACGGCAACGGAGCTCAAAGCCAAATTTGACAAAGCTGCGAACGATATCATTTCGTACCTTGAGACCAACATACCGAAGATCAACGCGAACTTCACCGAGCTGTACACAAATATGCCGAATATAACGATCGGAACATCAGCTCCTTCGGACGGCGACGGCTCTGACGGAGACATTTACATACAGTACTGATATGGCAAAAGTAAAAGTAAGAGACAGATCAGTGCAGGGAACGCCCGATGAGATCAGACGAAGGTACAACCTCGAAGAAGAGAAGGTCTCAGGATCGAACTTTTCCTTGCCGGAATTTATCAGCATTGATGAGCCGAATGAAATCTTAGGTGTTGACGGTACTCTTGAGATAGCCGGCGATGTCTATATTAACACCAAATTGCTCAAAACATGGGTCGTTGATTCGGGGACTGAGAACGGATGGCATTGGAAAAAATATTCCGATGGCACATTTGAGGCATACAGAGGGAGAAGGGGTATTGCAGTTTCGTGCGGTCAGACAGGGCAGTTATCAGGATGGTATCGCTCAAACAAGTTCAATATTTCGTTGCCAGACATCGGGATTGCATCGGTGGATTTCGCTGAAATCACCATTAGATGCTCGGATGCATCGCTTGCACTACAATTTGCAACAGTGACAACCGATACAGATACAAGCAAGCTGTACTATTTCGTTAATGCTCCGCAGGCATATTTAAGCCAGTCAAGGGACATTGATTATAGAGTTGAGGGAACGTGGGCATAAGGGGGCATCATGGAGAAAGTCTGGAATTGGATTCAAACGAATTATGGCTGGCTGATTGCCGCGGTGGTTACGCTTCAGGGGTTCATCGAGAAATCCGGGAAGCTCACAAAGAAACCGTTAACAGCTCTCGCCCACTGGGTAGGGAGTTTTTTTAATGCGGAGATAATACAGAGCCAGCAGGAAATAAAAAAGGATCTGAGCGAGCTGCGCGCAAATGTGACAGCAAATGAGCAGGCTCAGTGGAGATATCAGATCATAGACTTCGCGTCGCGGTGTCAGGAAGGCACCAAAGATCAATTTGCCTACGCTTTTTACGCTATCGATAAATACTACTCGGCAAATCCGAATCATAACGGCGAGGTCAAAGCGTCCGTAGAGTTTATCAATGAGCAGTATAAAAAAGCCTTAAAGGAGGACAAGATTTGAAAGAGATCATTTTAGAGATCGTAAAGCTGATCATCCAGGCGGTCTTTCCGGTTCTGGCCGGAGTGATCGTCACATGGATAGTGAACCTTTTCAGAGAACACATCAAGAATGAAGCGGTACTGACTGCCGTAAAGGCTTTCATTGACCGCTATGAAGATGATGACGAGCTGAAGGAAGCAATCATCGAGTACGTCAGAGTCAAGCTGGATCGCTGGGGCATTAAGTTTTCCCGCTCAGAGATCGAGGCCATGATAGATGCCGTTATTAAGGATCTCCGCGACGCGGAAATGGCATCCTATGAAATTAATGAAGGAGATCTGCAGGAGCCGATACCGGAGATCCCGGTGGAAGACGAGCCTCCTCTGCTGACAGAGCCCGTGACAGAGGTCGAAGCGGAACCTCCCGTGAACGGTTTCGACTGGAAGACCGTAAAGCACTTCAAAGAATCGGAGTTTTACTGCCCGACCTGCAAGAACACAGGGACGGAAGGCATGAACCCGAACCTGATTAAGCTGATGGATGCTATCCGTGAGAATTTCGGAAAGACTCAGATCACATCCGGATATCGCTGCGCTGCGTATAACAAAAAGGTCGGCGGCATCTCGGGAAGCCAGCACACCAAGGGCAATGCCTGTGATTTCTACATCGCCGGAAAGGGAGATACCTACAAGGGCAGACTGGAGATCATCAAGTGGGCTATCAAGTATGCCAATGACAACGGGCTTAAATTCCGTTACGGCTACACGGTGGATCCCGGCAATAACGGTGTAGGCCAGGGCTTCTACTCTGACGGCGTAGGTAAGCGCACCACGTCTTCGACCATGGGCAAGGCTATCCACATAGACTGCACAAGATAACCGGTTCAAGGAGGCATAGATGTACACCTACACAACACCAGGATTTACCTTCGTCCTTCCGGATGACGCCTCCAATTATCCCGTTTTCAGGATCACTTTCTCGCAGGACGACAAAACGATACTCACATTTACTCAGGATGATTGCGAGATAGAAGGGGAAAAGATCCGCCTGAGGCTGACTCAATCGCAGTCAGGGCTCTTTACGCCCGACATGAACGCATGGATCGAGTTCCGCGCTATGAATCTGCAGGGCCAAGTGGAGACCATTGAAGCCGGTGACATAATGGTCAAAAAATCACAGAACCAGGAGATCTTGACGCTGCCATTGATATCTGCGACTGAAAAGCCGGACATAATTTCCAAAGAGGACCAAGTATTCGATATTCACTCGGAAGCCGATAAAACAATAGATTTGGCAATACACCGTGATCCCTGTGACTGCACTATCCCAATTCAGACCGAGGTAAAATAAAATGGCAACAACGTATATCAACTGCCCTTTTACCGGGACAGCCGGATCCGGGACATACTATAAGATCAAGATCGATTACACCCAGGATATCGCCAACAATCAGACAACGGCGACATTCATGGGCGTATTGAAATTCGGGAGCAACTACGGATCCTACAGCCATTCCGGAACGAGCATCTCATTCTCCGTCGACGGTGTCGCTCACAACCGGACGAATAAATCCTGGGACAACCCGACATCTGAGACGGAAGTATGGACTTCGGCATACACAAAGACCTTCACGCACAACGATGACGGAACGCTGGAAGTGCAGCTTGCGATGGAATACGTCACCGGAACGACCCGACTCGGGACTGTTTCCGTCTCAGGCAGCGCGGGCAAATGGACCGTACCTACAATTCCGAGGGCATCTACCCTCAACAGCATCTCCAGTTTGTCGCTTGAAGACGACATCACGGTGACATTTACGAAGCATTCAAACAGTTTTACTCACAAACTGAAGGTATATCCTACGGGAGGAGGTGCGTCCGGTTACAAGACGCTGTCAAACTACAGCTCAGGCGTCGGACAGAAATTCACCACGGCGCAGCTGCTATCGCTTTACGGCACCTTCGGCAGCACTCTCCCGACCAAAGCAAAGGTCATCCTGGAGACCTACAGCGGAGGCACCCTGATCGGGACAGACACGCAGACAAACATCCCGCTCAAAGTGGGAACAGCGCAGGTAAAAGTGTCAGGACACTGGAAGCGGGGAGTCCCGTGGGTCAAGGTCAACGGGACCTGGCATCCCGGCATAGCTTTCCCGAAGGCAAGCGGAAGCTGGCACAGAGGAATATAGAAAGCGGGCTCATCATAAAGCCCGCTTTATTTTTTTACCGTGAAAAGCCTATGCCGAGCAAGGTGTTCACGATGCGTATGCGATGGTGAACCGTCGTATCCTCGAGATGAACACCGAACTCCTCATCCACAACATCCGCATCTATGGTCATCCCGGTGGCTGCAGCACCGTCACTGAATACGTTATACAGGACTACTGCCCTGTCATCCCATACATAGACCGCACTCACAAAAATGTTTATGATCTTCGTCTGGAAGGACGGATCATCCCTGTCAACTTCCCCGAGTGATTTCAGCCATTTTCTGACGTCCTTTTCCGTGAGCGTGCGTTCAGCTTTCAGGTGCATCAGCTCAGACTGCAGCGTCGTCTTCTCATCTCCCAGGGCTTTCATTCTATCGGTTACTGTCTGAACTGCGCTGTCAGGTACCACAGCGAGCCTCTCGGCCAGTTTGGCCATCTCTGTTTCTATAGCGGCCAGCCTCGTCTGCTTCCGGACTATCTCGGATCCGTGCCGGCTGTCCTGATATGCCTTTATGATCTCAGCTATGAGCTCTTCGATCCTGTCCGGATTTAGAATGTAGCTCATGGTCTGATCTACTACAAACTTTTCCAAAGCCTCGGCGGGCTCATTCGCTTTTGTGCAGGCATTATTTTTCCGCCTGTTCGCGCAAACGTAATAATGATATCTTTCGCCGGTCTTGGACGTACCGGAGACACCGTTCATCAGCGCGCGGCACTCTCCGCAGTATAGCTTCCCGGTCAGCAGGTAATTGTATCTGTTCACGTATCTTCCGCCTTTCCCCTGATTCAGTTTTGATCTTTCCTGTACCCGATCAAATACTTCGTTATCCACTAAACGCAGGCTTTCATCTTTGATCGTGATGCCCTTCTGCGTATTTTCCCCGATGTAGATCCTGTTGTGCAGCGTCTTCTGAAAAGACCGCGGCACGAACTTTTGACCGTTCCGGCGTCTGTAGCCCTGGTCGTTCAGATCTTTTACACAATCTGCCAGGCTGATGCCGTCAGCGTAATTGCCGAACAGCTTTCTGATGACCTCCGCTTCCGGTTCACACACGGAGAGCTTCCCGTCTGTCAGGCTGTAGCCATAAGGAGGACTGCCGAGTACATACCGGCCTTTTTTTATTGATTCTATCTGTCCCCGGTGCACCTTCTGAGCAAGGTCTATAGAGTAATATTCGGCCATGCCTTCCAGCAGAGCTTCCAGGATCGCCGATTCGGGCGAATCCGTTATCCCTTCCATCGCGGACAGGACTTTTACCCCGTTATCCTTCAGCCTCTTTTTGTAGATCACGCTGTCGTATCGATTCCTGGCGAAGCGGTCCAGCTTATAGACGATCACATAATCAAACATATGCTGTGCTGCGTCGCTTATCATCTGCTGAAATTCAGGCCTGTCGTCTGTGCGCCCGGAGAGTGCACGGTCTATGTATTCCCCGATTATATTGTATCCATTCTGCGCGGCATATCCCTTGCACACGTCGAGCTGTCCCTCGATCGACTGCTCATTCTGCGCGAGGGAAGAATATCTCGCGTATATAACTGCGTTCTTCATTTCTTTCTCACCCTACCGACTTTTTGTTATTCGGTAAGACCAGGATTCCACATAACTGCTGAGATTATCCATCTCCTCCTGGTCTTCGGTTCATGTAATCAAAACTTCCGCTTGCTGGAGATCACGCGCTGTAGCATCACTGCCTTTCCGAGGATCTTTATTTCATTCAGCTGCTCCCCTGAATATGTAATAGGGGCATAAGCCGGATTGTTGGCCGCAAGGATCAGCGATTCGCCGTTATAGTAAACATGCTTCAGTGTCGCTTCATTCCCGATCAGGACTGCTGCTGTTTCGCCTGTCTCTACTTCTTCCTGCTGCCGGATGAATACTAGGTCTCCGTCGTCAACCATGGGAGACATACTATCGCCTCTGCATCGTAGACAGAAATCTGCGTGGCCTTCATTAGGAGCCCCGACATAGCCTTCAATGTTTTCCTCGGCAGTAATAGGCTCCCCACAGGCAATATCTCCTATCAGGGGTATCTTATGGCTTGGAGGAACTTTCTCGATATTCTTAATATGATAGTAATCCTCCTTCCATCCCATAATCCGTGCTGGCGGAACATTAAATACTTCCGCGATGGCCTCGATTTTGTCAGATGGGATGTTTGTAATGACCCCTCTTTCATACCGGCTCAATGTCTGCTTACTTATACCTATTTTCGAAGCGACATAATCAAGAGTCATCTTTCTTTCCTCACGCATGTTCCGTATGCGCTTACCAATTGTACTCACATTTAACACCTCCAAAGTAAATATAGTATATCACAAATTGCGCATAATGCTACAAAAATATATTTTTTCTTTTCAAAATCGCTTGACAAGTGGCAGGGCGGATGTTATCCTTGTAATGTAATAAGTTACTTATGACCGGAAAGGAGATATCACAATGATAGCTGTCAACAAGCTCAAGGGTAGGATCGTGGAATGCGGATACACTCAGCAAGAAATGGCTAAATTACTGAATATTTCGCCGAATACTTTTGCACGCCGTCTCAGGAAAGGTGTTTTTGGTACGGATGAAATGGAAAAATGATGGATATTCTTGGCATTTCTGATGCCAATGAATATTTTTTTTGTAAAGAGAGTAACGTATCACGCAACATTCAAGGAGTGTAAACGCATCATTGAAAGAATCAAGATTTATCGAACTCGGGACGATCACGTACCGGCACAACGACGGCAGCACAGAGACTTGCCCGCTCTACATCAAAGCAAGAGAAGGGCAGGAGGTAGAGGAGCTCGCGAAAGCACTGTTAAGGATGATGAAAGGAGGAATCAATGAAGCTCACAGTAACGATTGATGAAGCGGACTTTATCAGGGATCTGGTAGAGAGAGCCGCGAACACCTACAACATGCGAAGCATAAAGGAGGCCACGCAAGGTTCAAAAGGAATGTCAGCATTTTACTTTCAGCTGACGGAGCTGTGCGACGACCTGGCATGGAGGATCAAGCGTGAGATCTACAGCGCGAAAAAGAAAGGAGACAGTGATGGACAGAGATTATGATCCGGATCTCCCGGAGATGTGCTACACGGTGCAAGAATCCACCGGCAGAGTGATCCTCATCACGAGAGGGGAGGAAGGCTACAAGGATACAAACTTCGAGTACCGGTCTAAAGAGAACTCCCGCGTGCTGGCGGATCTGTACAACCAGAAGCTGGGCGTAACGAAAGCCCAGGAAAGAGCGATGAGCTTCGGCAGCGTCTTCGGCTTTGATCAGCTCGGCGCGAGCCCGAAGGTCTGGGAAAGAAAGGAGGAGAAATGACGCTGAAGCAGATGAGGCTGAGAAAACTGCTGACTCAGGCAGAGGCGGCTAAGCTGATAGGATGCGGCACAAGTTTGTACTCCCAGTGGGAGACAGGGAACCGCACCCCGTCGATTGCCAGCTTGAAAAGGATCAAAGAAGCTTTCGGCTGCACGGCCGAAGAGATCGCCTTTTGCGAAACATGGAATTAAGGAAGGAGGGGAGATGAATATCTACGAGCAATGCTTCTGGGTGTTCTGGATCTGCGGAGGTCTCGGCAGCGCACTTGTCGGACTGATCGTTGAGGCAATAAAAATGGCCCCGAAGGGCCGGTTGAGAAAGAAATAAAAGATTACAGCGAGATTATACACGAGAAAGGAAAAAAATGCAAGAGATTACACCGAATGAAGAAACCCAGCTTATAGAGCTGAAGCAGCTGCCTGTCATCCGGGAACAGCTGGAAGCCGTTAAGGCTGAGATCGAGAAGAGGACGAGCTTCGCGAAGAGCCAGCTCGTCACGGAAGAGACCAGGGCGAGCGTGAAGGCTCTGCGCAGCCAGCTCAATAAAGAATTTGCCGCCCTGGATGAGAAGCGCAAGACCATCAAGGCTCAGATCCTCAAGCCTTACGAGGATTTCGAAGCGGTTTTTAAGGATTGCGTGACGATCCCTTACAAGGACGCCGACAACACGCTCCGTGAGAAGATCACCGAGGTCGAGGACGGGCTGAAAGCCAAGAAGACCGATGAGGTCAAAGCCTACTACGACGAGTACGCAGAGACAAAGGGTGTGGCCGACATCATCCCCTGGGAGAGAAGCGACATCAAGGTCAATTTGACCGACACAGCCAAGAAGCTCAAGGAGACCGCGAAAGGACTCATCGACAGAGTGGCAGCAGAGGTCGCAGCGATCAGGATGATGGAAGACGCGGACGAGATCATGTTTGAGTATTCCAGGACCCTCACGATGGCATCCGCAGTGGAGACCGTGAGCCGCAGAAAGAAGGAAATCGAAGCGCGCAAGGCCATGCAGGCCGAGCTCGAGCAGAGAGCTGCCGAGATGAAAGCTGCAGAAGCAAAGGTCGACGAGGCAATTTCAATAGCCCCGCCGACGACCGGAGCTCCGGATCCGGAAGTAGAACCGGAGGAACCCATCTATACGACCAAATTCACTGTAAGAGGAACGGTAGCCCAGCTGAAGGCTCTGAAAGCCTTCCTGGAGAACGGAGGTTATGACTATGAATAAAGCCTTACAGACACAGAAGCCGCAGAAGATGACCTTTTCCATGGTGATCAACTCGGCCAACTATCAGAAACTCATTGCCAATTCG